TACTTGTTGCAAATTTAGGTGTAATTGTTGCCGTAAAACCGCTTGCTTGAAAAGAAGTAGAAGAAGTTTGAAATGATGTAGTGCTTGTAGTTTGAACCACTTGCAATACGCTACCTGATTGTGGACTACCAGTAGTAACTACTGTTCCTGTGCTGTTAGGGATAGTAATGGTATTTGCACCAGCTTGTGTTGTAAACGCAAGATTACCAGTAGTATCACCAGCAATAGCTATTGCAGTTCCACTTGTAGTTCCAGCAGATATTGTAGATGCCATTATGCTAATTCCTCATCTGTTGGTCGGGCTAGTGTAGGGTGTTCCCATTTAGCTATGTAGTCACCCTTGCCGTCTGAATCGTTTTGCAAAGTAATAACAGTAAAAAAGTCTTTATCTGTAAGACTTGGGTAAATTGCTTTGATTTTGTCGTATAAAGTCATTATGCTGCCCTTACTAATGCACCAGTAAATAAATAAATATTTGAGCTATCTGAGCTTTGTGTAGAACCGGAAGTTTGATAAGCATATATTTCAATATAGTCTGTGCTTCCATTGCAATAAACTACTGTAGAAGCTCCGGGCCAAACATATCCAGCAACTACACCACCACCGGTTCCGTTTGCGTATCTTGAACCATTTTTATAAACAGCAAGATAACATTGAGTAGATGTAAAACTACCAAATCTTGTTTGAGCATTAATTTGATAATAGCCAGCCACATTTGGTGTAAAGCGATAATTTGTTGTGTCATAACAAGAAGCTGTATCAAAAACTTTTGTGTCAAATGCTAATTTAGTAAATGTTGCAGTTGCTACTGAAGTTCCACTATTGTTATAAGCACTAAACGCTGGCATATTACCGCTAACCATTACTGTGCCAGTAGCGGCTGGTAGTGTTGCTGTATTTGTTCCTGATACGGCTGGTGCGGCTAAAGTAATAGCACCGCTTGTATCGCCACTTATGACTACGCTTGACATATTTATCCTTAAAGAACTATCCAGCGACTACCGCTAGGAACTGTTACAGATTTACCGCTTGCAACTGTTACAGGGCCAACAGAATGACCGCTATATCCGCTTGCAATTGTGTAACTTGTTCCAACAGTTAAATTATTAACAAAAATACCATTACTTGCTACTTGTTGTGGTGCGCTTTGGTCACCAGTAGAAGGATTCCATTTTAATTCTGTTGAACTGGTATAAGCAGTTGATAGTGTTCCGCTAGTAGCGGCGGCAAATAAAGGATAACGAGTAGCATTAGTAGTCGTATCGTCTGTAATGGTTGCGCCACCTGTAAAAGTAACCCAAGTCGGTACTGAAGAACCATTAGATTGCAATACTTGACCTGATGTTCCATTACTAATAAATCCTGTTGCGCCAGCCCCAGTTTGATAAACCAAATTACTTGCTACGCCACCAGCAATATTCGTGGCAGTAGTTGCAGAAGTAGCAGTTGCAGCGTTACCACCAATTGAAAGACTTGTGGCAGTTCCTGTTAATCCTGTGCCAGCACCTGTAAAGCTCGTTGCGCTTAAAACACCTGTAGAAGGGTTATAAGTGTATTTTGTAGAACTTGTGTATTCAGTATTGGTTGTGCCTGTAGTAACACGAGCAAACAAAGGATAATAATTAGATGCAGAGCTTGTATCGTCTGTAATCGTAATAGCTGTAGATACTGTTGACCAGCTAGGAGCAGAAGTTCCATTTGAAGTTAAAAACTGACCTGTTGTGCCGTTAGCTACAAAAGCAGTCGTTCCAGCCCCAGTTTGATAAGGTATTTGACTTGCAATACCACCAGCCAAGTTTGTTGCTGTAGTTGCTGTAGAAGCTGATCCTACTGACAATGTGCTTTGAGCAACGTATTGTGGTGCAGAGCCAGTTGATGTTAATACATAGTTTGCAGAGCCAATACCTAAAAATGTCGTTGCGCCTGCACCTGATTGATATGGCAAAGAACCAGCTAAACCGCCTGATAGATTAGTAGAGGTTGTAGCTGATGCTACTGCACCACTAACAATTGAACCTAAAATTGATGTAATCCAAGTAGGATTTGAGTAGCTACCAGTTGTATATACACCATTCGTTACTGTAGCAGCGTTGCCTGTAACATTTATTCCCCATGTGCCACTTGCGCCTGTACCTGTAGTGCTAGGTGCGCCAATAGTATTGTAAGAAATAGTCTGAGCAACAGAGCCATTAAAAGTTGTGCCTGATGCTGCGCCTGTACCACCATTATTAAATGTAACGCTATTAGTTACACTTCCGGCTGTGGTAGCTGATCCAGCAGAGCCACCAATACTTAATCCTGATGCTGTGCCTGTTAGCCCAGTTCCAGGACCGCTAAAACTACTATTAGCAGTAATGGTAGTACCAGTAACAGTTGAAGCAGTAGAAGCCCCAATAGTTGTGCCATTGATTGATCCACCTGTAATTGCTACGTTATTGGCATTTTGCGTTGACATTGTGCCAAGCCCAGAAACCTGAGTATTGGCAATTGCGATACTTGTATTCGTTACGCTAGTGACTTGACCTTGAGCGTTTGTTACGAAAACAGGAACTGCGCTTGCAGAACCATAAGTGCCTGCTGTGCCTATGTTTGTAATGCTAAATGTATAGCCTGTAAGACTTAATCCTGTGCCTGCGCTATAAGTAGCTGAAGTTGTAAATTGCGCCCAAGTTACAGGAGTTACACCTAATGTACCACCAGGAGTTACTGTGCAAAACCATGCACCACCAGCTTGTGAACCATACTCAATAAATGCAATAGCTGAAACTAGCTCATTCCATGTATCTGCATCAGTAGAACGACTCCAAGCACCGCTAGAGGCAATATAAATACCATTGTTAGCACTTGTACTTTGATTTTTAACAATGACTCTATCGCCTGCTAAAGTCGTGTAAGTGTCAATTGTTTGCAGACCTGAAAGCGTAATATTGGCTGTTGTTGCACAAGCTACAGGTTGTTTCCAGCTTATTCCAGCCGCATAAGACTGCAATGCAAGCAAGTTAACAATGTCAGTAGCACCGCTAGGTTGAGTTGTTATTTGACCTGTAGTTGTTGTGATATTAGTAAAAACCCCAGTAGATGGGGTAGTAGCACCAATAGTCGTGCTATCAATCGTACTATTTGTAATGGTTAACCCTGATTGAACAGGGTTAGTAGTAGCATAAAAGGGCATATTCTGCCCTATAAACGTATTAAACGACCCATCCAAGTTAAAATACGCTTGGACAGGCAGTAGATTCTGGGTTACAGAATCATTTATGCTAGACATAAATTACCTTTAATAGGCAATACAGTTAATTAAAACCACATCTCCAGCAGACATATTTGCAGCAGCGCCTGTTGTAACAGAATAGCTAGTAAATGTAACTGATGTTGCTGTGCTACCTGTTAGCTGTAAAAACAATGAGCTTCCACTTGTAACATCGGCAGCAAAAGCTAACCAACCATTAGGGGCTGTAGGAAGGCTAATTGTTCCGTTCGCTGCGCCACCTGTGCCGACTGTTACTTTAAAACAAAAAGTGCTACTAGCAAGAACAGTAGGGCTTGTGCCAAAACCACTAGAAACTGTAGGAAGCGTGGTAGAAGCAACTAAATTATTGCCAATAGACAATGCGCTTGCATTGTATGGGGCATATAAAGCATTGCCGCCTTGACCATATAAACCTAAACAGTTGTTATTGGCATCGTATTCAGCCTGAACTGGCAATAAATTGATTACTGAACTATTTGCTACACCTGGGTTTGCCATGATTATTCCTTAGTTTTGATCGACCATAGGCAATACATATAGCGTATTAGCTGTTCCAATAGCTGTAATAGCAAAGCTAGGCGGTACAGCAATCACAGTAGGCTGTGACATTGAAATGCCTAAAACAAAGCTCTGTGAGCTATTTCCACCTGTTGGGAGAACGGCTGCTGGTGCAGTTGTCGTTGTTCCTGCAACGGCTGGAGCAATAGTAATAGCGATAGGTGTTGTACCTACGTTTAAAAAGCCACAAAAGTTCGCTTGATCATTACCATTAGGGGTAATAGTTACAGAAGTTGAACTAGATGTAGTTACTGATATGGCCGTTGTCGGGCCAACAAAGCGGTAAGCTGATACGTTAGCCATGATTTATCCTTAAACAGCAGTAGATGGTGCTGGGCCTTCTAAGCGAGTAATCTGAACTGTATATGCGCCAGAAGAAGGTGTAGCAGATGCAGTAGTTACGTTAGCAAACTGAATAGACAATACGCCAGCAGTTAAGCAATCAGCTTCAGCAATAACAATACCTGCTGTTTGTGTGCCGTTATAGCCTTGAACTAGCACAATATCAGTAGTTTGCAGACCTGCAACGCTAAAAGTCTGAGCAGCAGAGATATTTGCAGCTACAGCAACAGGGGTAATAGATGGGGTAATGTAAAAAGTTTCGTGGGAATTGCCACGAGTGATGGTGGTGCTAGACATATTTTTTCCTTTGCAAAGGGGTGTGTTGTAAATCTACAACTATTTTACATTGTTTTGCATATCTCTCAAGTGTTTTCCACAACTTCCTTTGTAGGTTTTATAACCGATATGACCTAGCTCAAATTCAAGATTTGCCCATACTTTGCCACCAATATCAATCCATCTTTGGCAAAAGCTAAAATCTTCGCTCAAACGATTGCCGTCAGGCATCTCGTATGGATCAAATAATGGCCAAAACTGAGTATGTTCTGACACGCTACGCAAAGTCTGACGAGGATATGCCTCAATCATCTTATTAGCGCAATTCTTGCTAATCTTTAAAAAGCCACCTGGCAAGCCTAAGACTTCTATAAGACCTGTTTCTGGGTCTGTAGGATATTCTTCTTTTTCTTCAATTTTGAATGGCCACGCCAAAGGCTCTTGTTTCTTAGGGTAAATACCACCCACTACATCTACAGGATAGTCAATCAACTGTAATAATGCGCTAGGATTCCAAAATACATCGTCATCCACGAATACAAGGGTATCGCAGTCAGAGCGCACAAAAGCTGCAAATAATGCCCCTCGTGAGCCTGCAATATCGCTGTTTCCTATATCTTCTGCAATACAGAATTTATCCCCACGCCCAATGATATTAATTGCATCTAGCAAAATAGAGCGCATAGTAGCAAAATGCACCTTAGCTGAGTAGCAAGGCATAGCGAGCATAATACTTTTCATTTGATCCCCTCAGAATGTTAAAAAACCCACCTTTTTAAGGGTGGGCTTTTATTTTACAACAGATTACTGTGCAGATAAGTCGTAACCATATACATACACATCGATTGTGCCAGCAACGGCAGCAGAAGATACGTTTACATATAGTTGTTGAGCAGATGTTGCACTTGTAGTTAACGAAGCAGCTACAACTGATGCGTTAGCAGTAGTTGTGTTTGTTGCCAAAGCTGCTTTAGTCAAAATTGCTGTGCCAGCAGCAGAAGGAGCTGTGTAAACACCTAAATAGGTGCTACCAGTTGCTACTGCTGAACCTGCGTTGTTGCAGTTAGCTGTAATAACAGAAACTGGAACATAGCTGGTTACATCAATTACGTTGACAGGTGTATCACCCAAAGAGTTCAAGTTCACAGACTGAGCTGTTGCGATCAAACGCAAAGCTTGGTTAGAACCCAATACTTGTGGGTGAATCGAGGTAGTTACTGCTGGTCCTGGATTAGACATTTTAGTTTCCTTTCGTTATTCGTGAATTAAGCTGCAACACGGCAAGCGAGTTCAGGATACAAGTTAGCCCAACCATACAGAACGTCTAAACGAGTAGGAATAGAGTCGTTGTTAATGGTGTATTGACGAACTACACGCATTGACAGACCGATTTCCTTGTCGCTTGCACGACCAGCAAAGTGAACACCCTCTGGCAACTCAAGGTCGGCTACTGCTAGAGTAAACGCATTGCGGTGCATGATGATGTTTTGTGGGGAAACAGTACCAGAGCTATTAAAGAAGCTAACAGCAGCAGTTGCTGAAGTAGAAGGGATAGATACGTTCTGGAACTGACCAGCAGTAATAACCGCAGGGCTTACGTTAACAGTAATCGTGCTACCTGAACCACTAACAGCAGTATTAACAACAAAGTTGCGTAGCTTGTTTGAACCATAAGCCTGACGATTTTGTGGGTTAACTGCATAAACGCCAGCGATTGTGAATGTATCGCCTTGGTTTAATGAAACACCATTGGTCAATGTCAAAGTGATGTTTGAGCTTGATGCCCAACCACTTGTCAAGAAACCAGTAGCAGTTGTAGTTGCTACAGTAGCTGTACCAGCAAAAGAACCGAATGTATGTGCTACTACGTTCTGATCCATCTTCCAGTTCATACCAGCAGAGTCACGACCCATCAAGCCTTTACGATACTGTTCGCCAATAGCTTCTTGTGGCACAAATAGGCCTTTCAAGCTGTCAACGATAGTAGCGGAAGTAAACGGCTCAACGATACATGATCTACGACCATCACGAGGTGCGCCTTCAGAATCAAGGTAAGCAGCAGCAGTCAGGTAAGTAATCAGACCTGTTGGGGGTGTACCAGCAGTACCTACGATGTTGTAAGTATTGTTAGCAGCTTGCAATGTACCATCACGATCAATTTTGTTCGCAATAGCAGCAACAGCAGGCTTCAAAACACGATCAGAGAACATATCTAAAGACAATGCCAAGTCTTGTGTTGTAAACTGTGTCATTCTGTTACCCCTACGGTGTTCTGTAGTGGAGCTTCCGCTTCAGGTCGCTCTCATCGGTTTCTTATAAAGTTATACCAATGTTCAGACTATCGCATCCCATTTCAGGGTTTCTTCACTTAGTCGTTCACGCTGCACACGATGCTTTGTTGCTTGCGCCCTGTCGCCCACTTCTGGGCTTCCAAGTCAATCAGAAGAAATTTTGCCAATATCCTTAGTGGATATATGTGGACATACGTTTATCCACATGGAACTGTGTTGACAATGTTACAGGTACTGAAGTTTCATTGAAATCTTCTACGTTCAAAGCTGGGCCTGTTGTACCAATGAAACGACCTGGTTTACGAACGTTAACTGTGTTACCAATTTTTCCACCCACGATTGCAAATTGGTCGTCATAATTTCTATCGACTTCGCTTGTGAATGTTAATTCGTTTTCTAAGACCATCAATGCTTCGTTAGTGATCTTAGAAATAGTTAGCAAATTATTTGCCATGATTATTTCCTTTATTAAATATTGGGTATATCAGCGTATCCGTTTAGCCTGTCTTGCAGCTTTCCATTGGGCATAAGTCCCATGAAATGCTCCATTGCCATCAATAAGAA